ACAACGACAATCTCTGGACGACCGCTGGTTGGGTCATGGAGAATCTTCCATCCACCATCGCCGCTCAATCCACTGGGCGATTTGTCTTCGTCGCGATGGCGCTTAACGGATCGTCTCCGGACATTCTTTACCATCAGACGCAAGAGATGACGATCGTCAACGGAATCGTCTCCGGCCATAGAAGGTCTTGGATTGGTCCTAGTCGCAATGCCGGCTTCCCTTCGTCGATCAACGTCGCCACCGAAGGCACAGAGTTTCCGTATATTCCACTCTTCGTTCTGGCCTAAGGAGGGCAGCTTGAAAACCGTAGAAGACGCGCTTGCTCACTTCGGCGTGAAGGGTATGAAGTGGGGGGTCCGCAAAGAGAAGGCCGCTGCCGGCAACAAGCGGGCTCAGCGGCAGATTGCCAGGGCCGACAAGCGATTTGCACGCAAGTCCTACAGCGACATCACAGCGGTAAAGATCTACAACGAGGCGGCGCGGGCTTACAACAAGAACCATCTCGATCGGATCAACAACAAGCCGCAGTACAAGGACGCTGACTTCACTCGAGACACGCCAACGCGCCGGCGATACTACAAGGAACACCACGACGCTTTCATCGGCGAACTCGAGAAGGCCGCCAACACTCGGGTGAGCAAGACCGGCAACAAGAAGCTGGGGATCATCGACAAAGGGCGCGATCCCAATCAGCCTGACTCTGGCCGCTGGGACATTATTGTTCGAGACGTCCAGCACGCCGACGCCAACGTTGCCACGACGGTGAAGGTGACCTACGACGCCCGCGGGCACATCTCGGCAATCGAGGTCATGTCGCCGGAGAACGCGGAACTTCTCCAAGCGGAAGAAGTCGACGAGTTCCTTGCTCACTTCGGCGTGAAGGGTATGAAGTGGGGTGTCCGCAGATCCGAGGCGAGACGCGCTGCCAGCTCCGATGATGCCAACGCCGCCAACGACGCTCGGTCGAAGGTGAAGAAGGCCGGCGGGACTCACGCGCTTTCCAACAAGGAGCTCCAAGACCTTGTGACGCGGATGAATCTCGAGAAGCAGTTCAACTCGCTGAAGCCGGATTCGAAGGCTAAGGTCGCGACTAAATTCGTCGCCGACGTGTTGCTCAACGCCGGCAAGCAACAGGCCACGAAGCTTGCGCAGGAGCAGCTCGCCAAGCAAGTTGCAACCCTGCTCAAGAAGTAAACAACAGGGTTCAAGAACAGGAGCGCCATGGACAACGAACAGCTGAAGAAACTCCAGGATTACAACGAAGGAGAAGTACCCAACGGCGACTGGTCGGGCAAGCCGGCCGTACCCGCAACGACCGTTGCAGTCGAGAACACCTCTGGACACGCGATGTTCGTCGAGATCGCCGGCGGCACAGTCACCGCGGTCAAGGTGGACACCGTCACCGTAGGCGCTCGCACGAGCGGGGCATTCTACGTGCGTCCGGGCAGCACGATCTCGATCACCTACAGCGTGGCACCGACCTGGCAGTGGTTCGCGGCGTTCTAGGAAGGGAGGGTTGGCAGTGACACTATCGAACACCGCGGTTCCGATCTACTATGGTCAGTTCCGTGAGGCGGTTCTCCGTGGAGAGATTCCCGTAAACCGGGAAGTTGCAATGGAGATGAATCGCATCGATGCTCTCATTGCCAACCCGAACTACTATTACGACGATCAAGCCGTCGAGGGTTTCATCCTCTACTGTGAGAACGAACTAACTCTGACTGATGGCAGTGACCTTCGTCTATTGCCGTCGTTCAAGCTGTGGGCGGAACAGATCTTCGGTTGGTATCACTTCATTGAACGTCAAGTGTACGAACCAGATCTGGATCACCCTCTGGGCGGCCGCTTCGTCATCAAGACAGTCAAGAAGCGCCTGACCACCAAGCAGTATCTCATCGTGGCCCGAGGCGCAGCCAAGTCCATGTACGCCTCGTGCATCCAGAACTACTTCCTCAACGTGGACACCTCGACCACACACCAGATCACGACCGCTCCTACGATGAAGCAGGCCGACGAGGTCATGTCCCCCATGAGGACAGCGATCACCCGGTCTCGTGGCCCCTTGTTCAAGTTCTTAACCGAGGGGTCGTTGCAGAACACCACCGGTTCAAGAGCTAACCGAGTCAAGCTTGCGTCGACTAAGAAGGGTGTTGAGAACTTCCTGACTGGATCTCTGCTTGAGGTCCGTCCGATGGCCATCAACAAGCTTCAAGGTCTTCGACCCAAGGTCTCCACAATCGACGAGTGGTTGTCTGGAGATCTGAAAGAGGATGTTGTCGGTGCCGTTGAGCAAGGAGCGTCGAAGCTCGACGACTGGTTGATCGTCGCTATCAGCTCTGAAGGAACTGTGCGCAACGGTTCCGGCGACACAATCAAAATGGAACTCGCCAACATTCTTAAAGGCGACTACGACGCTCCGCACATTTCGATCTGGCACTACAAGCTCGATGAACTTGAGGAAGTTAACGATCCTCGTATGTGGCCGAAAGCCAACCCTAACATCGGTATGACCGTCACCTATGACACGTACCAGCTTGATGTGGAAAGAGCCGAAAAGGCGCCGGCGTCTAGGAATGACATCCTGGCGAAGCGCTTTGGCATCCCGATGGAGGGCTACACCTACTTCTTCACCTACGAAGAGACCCTACCGCACCCGCCAGTTAGCTTCTGGGAGATGCCGTGTGCTCTTGGTGCGGACCTTTCGCAGGGTGACGACTTCTGTGCTTTCACATTCCTCTTCCCCCTTCGGGATGGGTTCGGGGTAAAGACTCGAAGTTACATCTCGAGATTGACTCTGGACAAACTACCCGGCGCAATGCGCATCAAGTATCAAGAATTCATGGACGAAGGCAGTCTCCACGTGCTTGAGGGGAACATTCTCGACATGATGGAGGTCTATGAAGATCTCGAACAGTTCATTGAAATCGAGAAGTATGATGTCCGTGCTTTCGGTTTCGACCCCTATAACGCAAAGGAATTCGTTACTCGCTGGGAACAGGAGAACGGACCCTACGCAATCGAAAAGGTAATCCAGGGCGCCAAAACTGAGTCGGTCCCACTCGGCGAACTTAAGATCATGAGTGAGCAACGGATGCTCATATTCGATCAGAAACTGATGATGTTCGCCATGGGAAACTGCATCATCATGGAGGATACCAACGGGAACCGGAAGCTCCTGAAGAAGCGTCAAGACGAAAAGATCGACAACGTGGCCGCCGCGATGGACGCTTACGTTGCATATAAGCTAAACAAGGAGGCGTTCGAATGAGATCTCGAGGGGAGGTGACCTGTGTCCAAACTCACAGATAGATTGAAGTCTGCATTTTCGCATGCTTGGAATGCATTCAAGGATGAGAAACTCGAAGATCGCGTTCGAGTTCACGGCGGTGGCGGCAGTTGGAGCTACCGTCCGGACAAGATACGAATGCGTTATTCCAACGAGCGTTCGATCATCGCTTCAATCTATATGCGCCTCGCCATTGATGCTTCGTCGGTTGACATTCGCCACGTTCGGCGCGACAAAGAAGGTCGATACCTGGAAGACATCGACAGCGGTCTACAGACTTGCTTGACACTTGAGGGCAGCCTCGACCAAGCAGCTCGGCAACTCCGCCAAGACATCTTCCAGACCATGTTCGATCGAGGCACCATCGCGATCGTTCCCGTTGACACTACTGTCGATCCGTCGACGACCGGTTTCGACATCAAGACACTCCGTGTCGGAACCATCACGGAGTGGTTCCCCGAACATGTTCGGGTGAATCTGTACAACATCGCCAAAGGCATGCGGGAAGACATCATTCTCGAGAAGAAGTTCGTAGCCATCGTGGAGAATCCTCTCTACACGGTGATGAACGAAACGAACTCGACTCTCCAGAGACTTATTCGCAAGCTTAATCTACTTGACATCGTGGACGAACAATCGAGTTCGGGCAAGCTGGATCTGATCATTCAGCTCCCGTACGTCGTTAAGTCTGAAGCGAAGCGGCAGCAGGCGATGCAGAGGAAGTCAGACCTCGACGACCAGCTCCAGAACAGCAAGTACGGCGTAGCCTACATCGATGGCACAGAGAAGATCACTCAGCTCAACCGACCCGCCGAGAACAACCTCCTTAAGCAGGTCGAGATCCTCACCGAGCTTCTCTACAACCAGCTCGGTCTTACTACCGAGGTGATGAGCGGCACCGCCGACGAGGGGACGATGCGTAACTACTACGCTCGCACCATTGAGCCTCTGGTAACCGCGGTGGTCGAGGCCATGCGGCGTGCCTTCCTCACCAAGACTGCCCGGTCTCAAGGTCAGTGGATCATGTTCTTCAACGATCAATTCAAGCTGGTTCCGCTCAAGGACCTGGCCGAGATCGCTGACAAGTTCCGTCGCGGTGAGATTGGTACACCGAACGACTTCCGACACGTCGTCGGTTGGAAGCCGATGAAGTTGCCAACAGCTGACGATCCAAGAAACACCAACATGCCGGCTCCGTCGGAGTCGATTCCGTCAACAACGTCAAAACCGGAAGGGGACAGTCAAAATGGAAGCAGCTGACTTCAGCGGCTACGCCACCAAAGCTGGACTCAGGTGCTCCGACGGTCGGACCATAACCCCCCAAGCCTTCCAGCACATGGATAAGGTGAAGGTTCCGCTTGTCTGGCAGCACACCCACAACGAACCCGCCAAGGTCCTCGGGCACGCCATTCTCGAGGCCAGGCCCGACGGCATGTACTGCCACGGTTTCTTCAACGAGACCGAGAACGGCAAGAACGCCAAGATTCTCGTCCGTCACGGCGACATTGAGCGACTGTCGATCTACGCCAATCAGCTCGTGGAGAAGTCGAAGCAGGTTCTCCACGGTGTGATCAAGGAAGTCAGTCTGGTCCTTTCCGGGGCCAACCCTGGCGCGTTCATCGACAATGTTCGGATCGCTCACAGCGCCGACGACGTTGAGACTCTGGAAGACGAGGCGATCATCCACACCGGCCTCACCTTCGAGGTGAGCAAGCCGGCTGAGGAAGAGGAAGTCGTTCAGCACGACGAAGAGTCTCTTCAGGAAATCTACGACTCCATGAACGAGAAGCAGAAGGATCTCGTTCACTACATGGTGTCTCAGGCCCTGAAAGGCGACGGCGAGACGGCCGATGGCGAGACGGCCGAGCATGCGGACCAAGACAAAGAGGGTGACCTCGAACATCAGGAAGGAAAGGGTGAAATGACCCGCAACGTTTTCGACCGGACCGGCGAGGACACCCAGAAAGACGGCAAGCTCCGTTACCTGGCGCACTCCGACGTCGTCTCGATTGCCGAGGAGTTCAAGCGCTGTGGCTCCTTCAAGGAGGCTTGGACTTCCTTCAAGAAGGAGAAGGGTCTCGAGTTCAAGCACGGTATCGACAACATCGAGCTCCTCTTCCCCGACGCCAAGATGGTCACGGACGGTCCCGAGTGGGACAAGCGCCGGACCGAGTGGGTCGCGGAGGTTCTGAACAACGTCCACAAGACCCCGTTCTCCAAGATCAAGACCATGGTGGCGAACCTGACCCTCCTGGCGGCTCGTGCCAAGGGTTACGTCAAGGGCAACATGAAGAAGGAAGAGTTCTTCGCCGTCACCAAGCGGACCACCGGCCCGACCACGGTCTACAAGAAGCAGAAGCTCGACCGGGACGACATCGTCGACATCACCGAGATGGACGTGGTGGCGTGGCTCTGGGGCGAGATCCGGCTCATGCTCGAGGAGGAAATCGCGCGCGCGATCCTCATCGGCGATGGTCGCGACGTGGAGGACGAGGACAAGATCGCGGATCCGGCCGGCGCCTCTTCGGGTGACGGTATCCGTTCGATCCTGAACGACCACGACTACTACGCGCACACGATCAACGTCAACCTGGGGGCGACCCCGGACTACCTCACGTTCATCGACTCGGTCATCGCTTCGCGCCGGTACTACAGGGGCTCGGGTCTGCCGACGATGTTCACGACCGAGATCCACATCGCGAAGATGCTCACCCTGCGGAGCGAACTGACCGGTCTCCGGCTGTACCGCAACCTGGACGAGCTCGCGACGGAGATGCGCGTCAGCAAGATCGTGCCCGTCGAGGTCATGGAGGAGGAGACCGACGTTCTGGCCATCCTGGTCAACCTCCGCGACTACAACGTCGGTACCACCAAGGGCGGCGAGATCACCCGGTTCGACGACTTCGATATCGACTTTAACCAGTACAAGTACCTGATGGAGGCTCGTCTGTCGGGCGCGCTCATCAAGGTGAAGTCGGCGCAGATCTTCAAGTCGGTCACCTCGACCGACACGCTGGTGACTCCGAACGCTCCGACCTTCGTGTCCAGCACGGGCGTCGTGACCATCGTTGCCACCACCGGCGTGGTCTACAAGAACAAGGACACGGGTGCCACCCTGTCGACCGGTGCTCAGGCGGCCATCGCGTCCGGCGAGAGCATCACCGTCGTGGCGACGCCGGCTTCGGGTTACTACCTGGCCGACAACATCAACGACGAGTGGACCTTCACTCGCGACTAATCCTGGAGGTATCTCCAAGTGGCAAGGTTCCGCGGTGCAGTAGGTTACGCGGACGGGACTGTGGAGACCCCATCGGGAAGCGGTATTTGGGTCGAGCAAATCGTCGAGTTTCAGTACACCGGCGACGTCGTTCGAAACAACCGTAAACTCGAGGAAGCCGAGAAGGTCAATCTCGATATTTCGGTGGGGAACTCCATCAGTATCGTCGCGGATGCATACGCCAACGAACACTTCTTTGCCATTCGCTATGTCCAGTGGTCGGGGACTCTGTGGACCGTCGTTAACGTCGATGTTCAGAGTCCCCGGCTGTTGTTGAGGCTGGGGGGTGTTTACAATGGCCCAACGCCAATCACTCCATGACATTCTCAAAGATGTTTTGGGTGCGGACCATGTATATTTCCAGCCTCCGGCGAATGTACAAATGCATTATCCGTGCATTGTCTATCGACGAGACAACGCGAATACTGAGTTCGCTGACGACCGGCCGTACCACGTGACCAAGCGATATTTGGTGACCTTCATCAGCCAAGATCCTGATTCCATCGTCTGGGACAAGATCGCTGCTTTGCCGTTGTGTCTCCACAATCGCGGTTACGCGGTTGGCAATCTCAACCACGACGTCTTCAACCTGTATTTCGAAGGAGCAATAACGTGACAAGGGCTCAATGGGACCTCGTCGGCGAGCGGAAGTTCGAGACCGGTGTCGATCATGGCATGCTCTACCTTCCCGATGGCGAGGGCGACTACACCACGGGTGTTCCGTGGAACGGTCTGACCGCTGTGACGGAGTCGCCGACTGGCGGCGAGGCCAACCCGCAGTACGCGGACAACATCAAGTACCTGAACCTCTACTCGTACGAGGAGTGGGCCGGCACGATCGAGGCGTTCATGTCGCCGCCGGAGTTCGACCAGTGCGATGGCTTCGCGGAGCCGGAGCCCGGTGTGGTCGTCGGCCAGCAGACGCGCCAGTCGTTCGGCTTCTCCTACCGGACCCGGGTCGGCAACGACCTTCAGTCGATCGATTACGGTTACAAGCTGCACCTCGTCTACGGCGCGACCGCGGCTCCCTCGGAGCGTGCCAACGCGACCGTGAACGACTCGCCCGAGGCAATGACGCTCTCGTGGGAGGTCATGACGGTTCCCGTGGCGTGGGAGGACGGTACGCCGACCTCGACGCTCGTCATCGATTCGACCAGGGTCGATCCGGCCGCACTGGCCGACCTCGAGGACTTCCTCTACGGAACCGTCTCGACCGATCCGTCGCTTCCGTCGCCCGACGCGGTCATCGCTCTGTTCGCCGGCACGGTCACCTCGGTCACCCCGACCGCCTCGACCTACGACGCTGGCACCGACCTGGTCACCATCCCTTCGGTCACCGGGGTGTACTACAAGCTCAACGGCGTCACCAAGGCGGCCGGCACCCACGCCATCACCGCCACGTCCATCGTGCAGGCTTTCCCGGCCAACGGCTACAAGTTCCCCGCCGTGGTCGACGACCGCTGGGTGCACGTCTTCGCCTAAACAGCGAGAGGAGGCCAGAGAATGCTTACCATCCTTGTTCAGTTGTCGCCTGAACAGTTCGACGAAACGACGAATGAGTTCGTCGATGATACTTTTGAGCTAGAGTTGGAGCATTCTCTGGTCTCACTGTCAAAATGGGAGTCAAAATTTTGTAAGCCGTTCTTAGGCAACGATAAGACTCTCGACGAAACGCTCTGGTATGTAAGCGCCATGGCGTTGAATCCGAAACTTCCAGAGGGAATTCTCCAGAAACTTTCCAGCGCCAACCTTGACGCTGTAAACGAGTACATCCAGGCGCCAATGACGGCAACGACAGTCAGCGAGATCCAGGACAGGCGCCATAACCCTCAGGTAGTGACCAGTGAGCTCATCTACTACTGGATGCTCTCTCTCAACATCCCGTTCGAGTGCCAGCATTGGCATTTGAATCGTCTTCTCATGCTCGTACGAGTGTGCAACGCCTACAATGCTCCGGCAAAGAAGATGAGCAAGGCCGAGTTGCGTCAGAAACACCGCGATCTGAACTTGCAGCGTCGTCAAGCGGCCGCGAATAAAGGCTGAGAGGAGGGCTCATGACTAGAATCAATTGGGATGTTCGGGGGGAGCGTTACTTCGAGATCGGAGTCGACCGCGGCGTTCTTTACCCTTCTTCCGGCCCTGGCGTTCCTTGGAGCGGTCTTCTCTCTGTGAATGAAACACCTACCGGAGCGGAAGAGCGTCCATACTATATCGACGGGATCAAGTATCTCAACCTTCGCTCCGCCGAAGAGTTCGCGGCTACCATTGAATCTCTTGGGAGTCCGCCCGAGTTCAACCCGTGCGATGGTGTAGTTTCCATCCACACAGGGCTGTTCGCCACACAACAACCTCGCACCTCGTTTGGGTTCTCCTACCGGGTTTTGCTAGGGAACGATCTCGCCGGCCCTGGCTACGGCTACCGAATCCATCTGATCTACAACGCATTGGCAGCTCCAGCCACTCGGAATAACGCTACGATCGGTGCGACCATCGATCCGGCTAGGTTCAGCTGGACCATATCCACGCTTGCACCTCCCGTCACCGGTTACAAGCGTACTGCGCATTTCGTGATCGACTCCAAGCTCACAGACCCCGCTGTTCTGTCGGAACTCGAAGACTTGCTTTACGGCACGGTCTCTACCGATCCGACGTTGCCCACTCCAGACGAGTTGATCGCTATATTTGCACCTTAGGAGGCAAGGATGACCCGAATTGTTTGGGATTCCAGCCTTGGTGTTCACGCCGGTGTCAATCGGGGTGTTATGTATCCCAAGACCGGACCTGGTGTCGGTTGGAACGGTTTGACATCCGTGACCGAAGACGCCAATGGAACTGAGGCGGTTCGATATTTGGACGGAGTCAAGACTCGGAATCGTAGAACCCGAGGGGAGTTCTCTGGTTCTATCGGGGCTTACACATACCCCGACGAGCTCTACGACAATGTTCTTGTTCAGCAACGAGCGCAGACGTTTGGGTTATCCTATCGTACAGCCGCGGGGGAAAATTACCGGTTGCACTTGGTCTACAACGTTGTCCTAGTTCCGACTGCAAGGACCCACCAGCAGAGAGAGCCAGGAACGCTGACGTGGAACTTCACTACACTTCCGATCGATATTCCCCTTGCTGGCCGAAGCGCCCATCTGTACGTCGACAGCCGGTACGCAAATCCGTCGTTTATGGCTGAACTCGAAGACGTCTTGTACGGCACAGATGCGACCGATCCGCGGCTTCCTACGCCCCAGGAAGTCTGGGACATGGCCGAGGCACAATCGGTGCTTCTCGTTGTCGACCACGGGGACGGGACATTCACGGTCACCGGTCCCGACGAAGTCATCACAATGCTTAGTGCAACCACGTTCGAAATCGACTGGCCGTCTGTGGTCATCCTGAACGCTGACGAATACCAAATCAGTTCTCTTTAGGAGGGAAGATGGCTACCGTTCAAAGCATGAGTCTGAGTCGGCTGCTAGCCCTCGAGGCTGACACGGTCATCGGCGGGCATATTGACGGCACCGGTGATCTGATTCTCGAGCAGCACGACGGTTCGACCATCAACGCGGGATCTGCGCTTGCCGTTGAAGCAGGCTCGAAGGTTCAGATCATCAACCAGCTGCCTGAAAGTGACCCGCCGTCTTCATATCCTACTGGCGTCTCCTTGATGGATGTGACTACGGGCTCCGGCTGGTCGATCAACTCCGGTTTCGGAACTGTGATGACGGTGAACATCGCCAACAACCGTTGTTACCAAACGCTTTACACAACTCTTGGCGGCACGTCGAACTTCGTCCAAGGTTGGATCAGAACTCACCACCCGACTTCGGGCGGTGGCGGTTGGACCGCCTGGCAGAAGCTAGCGATCCAATGCGATCCATCTTCGATGGGCATCACAGGCGAGATCAAGCTGTGGTCGGTGTCCTCTCTTCCTACGGGCTGGCTATATTGCGAAGGAGCCGCGGTCAGCAGGACGACCTATGCGGCTTTATTTGCTCTTATCGGCACCACTTACGGTGCCGGGGACGGCTCCACGACCTTCAACCTTCCCAACCTGAAGGGTCGTGTCCC